TCTAATCAGCCCTCTTCTATTATGCGTAGATTGAAAGTACATATTTATGCAAAAGTTAAGCCTGAGTTCCAGAAGGAGGGAACTATTGAAATTGACCCTTCTAAAGTTCAAGCTAAATTTGGGAATACTGTTCTTGCACCAGATATATGGACCTTTAGTGTTTATGTAGTTCGTGTTGTTGCGACTCCAAGACCTCCTAAACTTGATGATAAGGAAGTGCATTTGCATCGTGACGACAATTGGCATATGGAATTTGTTCAATGGAATGGACGTGATATGAAAGACGCTACAATAAATGAACTGCTCTTGTATATTAAAGAGGCTTCAGCTATTCACTTTAAGGAGCAGCATGCTCTTATTGAGAGGAGCAAGTTGTTCAGTGGAGAGATAGTGTGTAGAGAATGTTGTGGCGGATATGAATATTGTACCTGTTCAAATCTTAGTGAAGCTAATGCTTCAATTCATGATTTACATTCCGTCATTAGTGATTTGGGATCTGATGGACCACTTACCCCGTGGGATATTTATGAAGACGATGATATTCCTGAATTGATTCATGACGAAGTTGTGCCCCATTCTGGAACTTGTGAAAGTTTCTATCCCTCTCTTTGTTCAGAGAGGAAAAATGAGGTTGAACAGGGGTTGAAAGAGATGCTTTTTTCATGGATTGTTGAAGGAAAATGCAATATCGATACTGTTTATGCAGACTTTATTTCAAGCTGTAGCAAAGAGCTGCAGTATTTGTTGATAGTTATGCGAAAGGTTGTCGGGAAATGGTATCAAACTAATAAGAGATCCATGATAGAAATGTGTTTTCCCGTCGAATTTGAAGGGACTGTTTTGGGAGATTACTATTCTATGGTTGTAAGGGATAAAGAAGTTAAATACATAGCATCAGTTGGATTTTCCATTGAGTCTGCCATACGTGTATTGTTATTTTATGTTACTTATAATTTACATACTAGATGGGGACCTATGGATGATGTTAAATATTTGTTTCCTATTTGTGGGAACTACTTCCTTTCTAAAATGGACTTTCCAGCTTTTGTCACCAAAATATATTCAGAATGGAAGGTTAAAATATTTGCAGCTCATGCAGTTGTTAGTGGATACTCAGAATTGGAAAAGACGATACTTGCCAC